TTATGAATTAAATAATTTATCCCACGTATTAGCACCGCATTCACCATCTACGGTCAATCCACTATCTCTCTGAAATTCTCTGATTGCCTTATCTGTAACGTTTCCACAGTAACCATCTAACGTACTTGTATAATACCCTTTTACTCTCAAAGTGCCTTGCACAAGATAGACATCCCTTGTCTTTTTTCCAAGTTTAACGATCTGAGCGTTTCCATATTTGATACACATTGAACCATAGTAGGTATTATTTAAGTCGAATGTATAACCTAACTCTTTATTATTCATTCGAAACTTCCATATACACAAGGATGCATTTCTGGTTTTTAGACCATATATATTATCCTCTACCAGTAATGCACCAAAATGCTTTTTAATTAACTTGCCATAATGCTTATTAATCCATTTTTGATAGTCCACTACTTCAAATGCAAATTTACCCGGCTCATAGATTGAGCTTTCCGTTTTTACACAAGAAGAATAATCAATCTCTTTCACTTTCAACAAATGAGTCCAGGAATTAGACGTTCTGCTGACTTTAATAGTGCCCCAGTCTATCCCCCTGGCTTCTACTACCATACCATCACCGATATAAACTCCAATATGTCCTCGCTTCCAAACTGCCCAGCCTATATGCGAATCATTGATCTGACTAATAGGTAACCTTTCCTGCGCGGTATCGAAGAAGTTAGAACTTCCCCTTAAGACTCCTGTATACCGGCTTATCAACCCACTGCAATCATTTGCAACTTTTCCTATGTATCTCCTAGCTTTCGCCTTGTAAACTGCATCATACACATTGGGACTTTCTTTCGCCCATAAATTTATTAATGACTCTGTGACTACTTGTCCCTTTGCTCCGTATACATATGGAGTTCCCACTTGATTTACTACAAAATTTACTAATCCTTTCGCTGTTTTATCCATGTTTTATTCCTCGCTTTCTTTCAAGTCTTTTAAAAATGCATCTGCTTGTTTGGCTTTTTCTGAAAAGCTGTTATTTTTCCAGAACCCTACAAGCACGATTGCAAGACTAATAAGATTTTCGATTAATTCACCGATTTCACTTTCCGATACGTTTAATACATCTTTTCCTGCCTGTTTTAAAGCCATATTAAGGATTACTACTACTAACATAAGTGTTCTGATAATGGTTCCTTTTGTAATTTTCATTTTATTTTTCCTCTCTTTCTAAATCTGAAATTCTATGATTTGCTACTTTCATCTGCTCTTCTAATACAAATGTTCGTTCAATGACTGTATTATGCTTATCCACTTTCTTCTCTAATTGCTCAATTCTATATGATGTGAGCCTGCTAGATACGATAATTCCACAGAGTGAACCAAAACCACTCCCACACAAAGTGATAAGTGCTACGACAACACCTTCATTCAATTTAACTCCCTCCTTCCTGATATAACCCTTTATAAATGAACATGTGGATTTCTATTTTATGGTCGTATCCCATGTAACTGCTTTTACTTCATCAATCGTTGTAAGACTGTTCATATAAACTTTCAAATTGTCATACCTTGCTGTTTTTACTTCCATATGTCGTTTTAAATCCAGACCTAACGCAAGCATCTGTTCCGGTGTCCATACTTCACAAATGTCCTGGTTAGCATTTTTCCACTTGATTTCTTCTGTAACTAAATTACTTAATCTTAACTGTGCTAAAGAAACAAGGCCATTGATTCTTGATTGATCTGTGATTTTACAATCATAAGGAAGTTGCGTGACTCCATCAAAAGCACAGGAAAGGAATTCATTTATAATTTTCTGTTCGCAAATAGCACTTAACTCCTCTATTTTATTTGCTTTTACTTCCTCCAGTGTTGGAGTATATGGCGTCGCATCCTGCGCTTTCGGAGCTGTACTTCCATCATTGGAAAACTGTACCCCTCCATCTAAAATTTGATATATCGTCGTAAATTTTTGATAATCACCTAGAAGTTCTTTATTTTCTCTATAAGTATGAAATCCACTTGTATTCTTTGGAATGGTTCCATTCAGCTGCACAATATGTTCATTCACCTTTTCAAATTCAACATCAATAAACTCCTGCAAGTCTAAAAATTTTACTTTGATCATGTCTCACGCTCCTTTTTGCATAAAAATAAGACCTTGAAGGTCTCTAAGTCTTCTGGTTGCTTTCCTTATTTATGAATGCCTGGTATTCCTTACGGATCCGTTCCATATACTAAAGTTCCACGCACAATCGCCGTTGAACCCCCTGCTACGTATGCGCGAAAGACACCACCCGTATTTGAAATCAGCCCTTGCACTTCTACCCCTCCTTGATTGGATGCAAGCGGAGGATAGGAAATCGTCTTAGGCTTATAAGCTGCAGGAACTGTAAAAATATCCGTTGCGACACCATTTTCGATTGCCGTTGTCAGCACAAGATTAAAGTTAATCACAACTAATTTTAATCCCGGATAAAAGTTAGCTTCCATTATTGTGGAACGTCTTGCTGCATGAAATATAATCTGTGAGGTAAAATCAACCGGTGTGATCTTCGAAATGATATCTGTATACAGTTCATTGATCACGCTTGCATCTACAAAATAACCTTGTCCCGTAGTTGCCAGCACTTCACTTTTCGTCATTAACATATTTTCTTTATTTATTTTTTTGAACAATTCCGCATCTAAGCTATCCATATTCGAATTGTTGCTGTCAATTGAAAATTGCTCCGCCGGCTCCGGTTTTAACAAGTTATAATTTGACGTGTATTTCATTTACTCACCTTCCTTTCAAATTTTACCTTCTATTTCCGCTATTTTTTTCATAAGAAAATTAGTCTTATCTAAAAAAGCATTGTAGTTATCCGTTACGGTCCGTGAAAGTCTTGTGATTTTATAATTCTGCTCATTATAATGATTCGATACCGTATACTTTAATTCTGCCAATTCTTTCTCATGCTTAGCAGCTAGTGCTGATAACGTAACCATTCTTTTATTCAATTCATTATAATTATTGATGACCGTAGTCGTAAGATTGGTGACCTTGCCACTCAATGCAGTATTTAACGCATTCATATACTCTTCCAGTGCAATGAGCCCCTTCACTAATTGAAATTGTGAACGAATACTTACAATGTTCACGCCCTGCAGTACTACTTTAAATAATACAAAATCTCCATGAAGCGCAACTGCCGGCGTGCTATTACTTCCCTTAATTGGTACAAGCGTAGTTCCTTCGATTCCTGTCGTTGGATCTTTTGAATACCTTAAGACGATCAGATCCGTTCTATTTACGCCCTGCGTCCCATTTTGAATTTTTACATCTTCATAACTGGCAATAATACTATACCTTCCGCCATGCGATATGACACCGCTTTTAATTCTTACTACATTATCACTTAACAATTCTGTTTCCAGCTTATCTAAAACACTGAGCACATAGTCGTTGGTGCCAACAATTCCTTGATTGATATACATATCATCCACTGACTTGATTTGTGCATATCCTGCTTCACCTGTTATTAGTTTCATTTTTCATTCACCTGCCTTATATTCAATGGACTCGTAGTCTTCATAAATTTTAAGTATTTTCCTAGTTATTTCTGTCTCGATTTTAATTCCTGTCCTATAATCTCTGGCCGATACAGTATCATACAGTCCAATGTCTACGCCTTCTATCTCTACCTCAGCCTTTTCATACTCATAGGATTGCAGCTTTTTGATTCCTTCTGAAATTAGAGCACTCTCATTCTCAGCAGAAGAATAATCATACACATCCGCTATTTCATCCAAGCCAAAATAGTGCTTCGTAGTAGATACCTTTCCTGAACCATCTAAATATAGATGAATCACGGTTCTATCTTTTAATTCTCCTTTTCCAAGACAAATTAAATGATTGACTCTAGCATTGTCTCTTGATACCGAAAGATTGATATTGTAATCACTCGAAAATTCTACTTCATTGGAATAATTCTTTATGCGTTCCATATAAATATGTGCTTTTCCATCTTTTTCATAGCGAATAGACATCCTACGTCCATACTGTTTTAACATACGATCCAGACCTGACAGCAAAGTACAGTGACGGTCAAATTGATAATTGGTTACCGTTAAACTGTTCGTTTCACAAATAAAAAAATCATCCATAGAAAAGGATGATAGAAATACATTTATAATAGAAGAAACATTACCACTAACAATTTTATAATCCGATCCCAAAGGCGGCTCAATAATCTTTTTACTAAGTATGCCTCGAAATGTCGGTCCATGATAGGTGACCGAATCTTTAAAAGTCTCCGACATGATCTTCTTTGCAATACCGCCATATTCCGAACCATAACAGCCAATGATGCCGCCTTTTTCAAAATCTTTTACGCAATCCATGGTTAGTTCAAAGTCCTCCGCTCCTCCTATCTCCATATCAATATAAAAATCATGTAAAAATCCTTGTTCTTTTCTCTTTGGATCAGTATAGATCATCTCCATTTTGGTTCACTCCTCTCATCAAACAAAATCAGGTCAAAACCAAATTCTCTGTTCCAGCTTATCGTAAGATTTCCAGCTGGTATTTTATCGAATAAAGATTCTTCTTTATATCTTTGATTGAACAAACTCAAAGAAGTGGAATCTTCAAAATATTGATAGACCGTCTTATTTCTGGAATCAATGATAATATATTCCCCGCGTTCTAACGTCGCAAATACTTTATAGGTATGCCCGGCTATCAAAATGGTAGGATCACTACACGGACCATATAGAATCATTTTAAAATTTGATGCAGCTAAGGTTTCATTATTTATGATCTCATCTACCTCATTTGCTGCATAGCCTCTTGGATACCCATGTGGATACATACCAAGACTATTTGGTTCTTCGTTTCCAAAATCCCCATAGATAATATTTTTTATATTGCTTATTTTCTCTATGGATTCCATTGTTTGTTGGTCTGCAGTCGATAATGGGGTAAAATAACTCTCCTTCAAGACATATAGAATCTTAAGATTCTCATAGGAAGCATTCTTTAACATTCTGACGTACAGTTTCGTGCCATCAATATGCACGAACTCTTGACTTGGAAACAACAGACAACTTCCATCGTCTCGCACATTGTTATAGTATGCTTCTGATTTAAAAGTTGCATTGATAATAGGTAGCTGTTCCGAATCCGTATAGATCATGGTCGTACCTTTAAACGTCCTAAAATTACTTAACTTCCCTTGTAAATCATTGGAAAGTTCCGCGATCACATTGCTTTGTTTTAACTTCCATATCCCATCGATATCTAGAAATATTTTATCATCAAGATATAATGCACCTGTAAACTCAATCAATATACTGCATCTATCAATTCCGGCTTCCAGATCCGCAAAGGAATAATGGCTTAGATTCTCATAAGTATATTGTGATAAATATTCATACGTATTCGTTACAGCATTCTTATCTGTTCCTCTGATGCTCATCAAATGAAAACTGGTAATACCGCCTTCTGTTCCATAAATTTCAACAATCGCAATGGAATCCTGCGCATTTTCACATACAATCTCATATCCATTGCGTGTTGCGATGTCATTTAATTCTTCGCTAGAAATTTCATTCATTCCGGCAACTAATTGATTACAAGATAAAATTCCATTGCTTTCTTTCCCTAGTTCCTTACAATACGTGATATAGTTGCCTTCTCCAATTTTTAAAAAATCAGAAGGGCGAAAGAGTTCGATTTCTATATTTTTTGTAACTCCCCATACCCCTTCTCTTTTGCTAATATAATCATAATAATCATTGATATGGCAAAGCGGCAAAGAAGAAATCGTATGATTCTTAGAGCCATTTGCAGTTACCACAGAAAATGTGACCTTGCCATCTTCTCCTCTGGAATGAAATAACGCATCTGTATGCCCATTCATTACATATTCTGAAAATAAAATACTGACAGTTCCAATAAATGAAAAAGGATTCTCTTTACACCAGAATGGATCTTCTAGAATAAGCTTTAACGTAAGTTCCATAGAATCAAAGGATTCTTCCCATTCCTCCTTATTGGATTCAATGATATAACAACAAATAAAATATTCTCCAACATACAGTGTGCCTTGTTGTTTCTTTAAGACATCATATTCAAAGACATCGTGCAATTCATTAATGGAAGCGTGATATTCCTCCTTGGTTTCCGCAAATATAGAAAGTTTTATGGTGCGTTCCATGATACCTCGTTTAAAACCTATGATTTTACCACCCATACGTTTATTAACACTGCTTTCATAATTCCATGCATAATCAAATAAGTCTGCAGTCTGTAACATATAAGGCCATGACAGAAAATCTATCTTTTTATTTTTTGAGTTCAGATAATATACATTCACTTTCGATCACCTCAATAATCATTCAAAATTCTTCCAAATTCCCGCTTTCCAATCGCAACACTAAAATTAATTTTAGACGCAGCATTCACAAAGCTTCGTTCCATTCTGTCATAGTCTATCGTGGTATCCCCGGTCTTTTCCATGGTTCGTTCCACTGCATTTGACACATATCGTTCCAGATTGCTTATTGGCAGTACAGCCTCATGCCCTGCTTCACCACCACCTAAAAAAGAGCCATTGCCATATCCGAAAATGGTAGGTCTCGTTAAAATTCCACCTTTTGCATACCAATCTACATTTATTTTTGGGACTCCCGGTAATCCAAGAAATTCTGCCGCCTTTCCTAACGTACCTGCTGTATTAAATGAAATGGAAAAATGAGGCAATTTTATTTTAGGCAGGCTTAAGTCAAATTTAAAAAATCCCTTTATCTTTTCGATCGCACCCTTTACAACATTTTTTATGGATTCAAACTTTTCTTGAAAACTATGAAAAACAGCACTTAGTTTTTTACCAGTCATTTGATCGACCGTTCCTAATGCACTGCTAAAAGCCTGCTTAAATCCACTTGTGAATCCACTTACTTGATTTTTGATGGCCGTAAATATATTGGTAAAAAAGTTCTTCGCATCTCCTAAAGCCGCTTTGGCATAGGTAACTGCACCTTTAAAATCTCCGGTAAACAAGCAGACTACTGCTTTCCCTACATTGGTAACAAAACGAATGACATTTCCAAAAGCTTTTATAAGTGGTGCCATGGAATCGACCGCACCCTTTACAAATCCCATAATTACACTGGCCGCTAACATCAAAACGGCTCCCAGTGTGACTCCAAAAATTGTTAAAATCGGTTTTAAAGCTTGGTATAGATCAAAAAAGGCTTGTCCTACTTCTGAAAGAGCAGGCTTGATCTGAGCCCATGCTGCCATTAACACCTGCTTTATGTTCTCAAACATTCCCTGCCAAAATGCCCGGAATGCTTCTGATTGATTCCATAAGACAACAAAGGCGGCTACCAATCCCCCAATCGCCAATACGATCCATGTGATCGGGCAGGCAAGAAACGCCGCATTTAATCCTGTCTGCGCTATTGTTGCACCACTTGTTGCCGCTGCCTCTGCTGTTTGAGCAGCAGCAACCCCTGTCGTAGCTGCTGCGTTCGTTGTAAGTATGCCATTAAAAAAACTCATTAGGCTCATTAAGGCGCCGACTCCCTGTGAAACTTTACCGATTATGATTAGGACTGGTCCGATTGCCGCAACGACCAATGCCATTTTCAAGACCGTCCCCTGTGTTTTTTCCCCAAGGGAATTCCACCAATTTCCAAAACCTTTTACTTTCTCTGTCGCCTCTTCAATCGCTGGCGTAGCAGAAGTTAATAGGGTATCTCCTACATCTGATAAAACTAACTTGGCATTTTGCATGGCAAGTTCTGCCTCATATCCACCATCTACCAGACCATCAAAAGTACCCTCTACACTTCCATCTGCCCCTTTTATTAGGTTTAACATTTCATTAAATTCAAATCGTCCGCCCTTTATCGCATCTGCCAGATCAGGACCCGCTTTTTGGCCAAATACTTCAATTGCTTTTGACGTTGCACTTGCAATATCCGGACATGCTTTGATCTCTTCCAGCGTCTTCTTAAATTCTACCTTTGCATCTTTCCCCTCGGCACTAAAGTTTGAAATCGCTTTTTTCATACCACTAAAAGCAATTTCCGTATTAACACCTGCTTTTTCCCAAGAAGAAAAGATTGCAATGCTTTCACTGGTATCATAGCCCAAAGCTCTCATTGGTGCTCCATATTTCGTGATGTTCCCGGCCAATGTTTCAATGCTGATTCCAGAGGCTTGCGCAGCCTTTGTCAACGCATCTAATACCGTACTGTATTCCTTTGCGTCTATATTCGCATCCCCCATCGCTCTAGAAACCAACTGTACCGCACTTGTAGCATCTGTATTGTTCACTTCGGCAAACTTAACAAATTTCTCCGTACACGCTTCAAGAACCTGACCGGTAAATCCAAAACGTGTATTGACTTCTCCTAATGTACTTCCGATATCGCCAAAATCTCCGACCACCTTGGAAGCAACTGTTTCATAAGATTGTTCTAATTGCCTGGCACTTTCCCCTGCCGCTCCTGTGGCTTTTATTACATTATGTACTCCATCCTCCACTTCATGAAAGGAGGTAACCGCTGCAACTCCAACACCAACGGTAGCAGCGGTTACACCAAGCATTTTTTTCCCAGTAGATTCTATCTTCTGGCCATACGTGGAAAGCTTTTCTCCTGCAGTACCTAAATGAAACGATTGCTCGCTTATTTTTTTATTCGTAGCTGCTATATCATTTTTAATTGCCTGTTCCTGTGTCTGGGCACGTAACAAATCACTTGTAAGGTTTTTGACTTCCCGGCTGTCTTCTCCGAATATTTTCTTGGCTTCTTCCAATTTTGCATTCGTTAAAGATACTTTCTCTTTACTTTTTTCAAGCTCCTTTGCCAGCAGTGATTGCCTTTGTTTTAATAGATCTGTATTTCTTCCGTTTTCCTTCAGTTTGACCGAATTCAACTTCAATTCATTCTGCAGAGTCTTTAAATCTCCATTCATTTCCTTGATACCACTGGAAAATTCACTGGTGACCGCCTTGAATTCTATTTCTGCTTGATTCTTCCTTGCCATCTCCTACCTCCTTTCTCTTTCCTGCATATAATTGACCCAACTATCAAAAGCTGTTTTGTTTTCTACCACTGAGAGGACAAAAGAATAATCTGCGTTCCAGAAAATATCTTCACTGATCCCTAAAATAAGAACATAATACGTGTAATAATCCTCGACATCTTCCAATACAAATTTAGGGATCTTCACCTTACTTTTCACAGGATGCGTCCATTTTTGAAAGGGTTGACGAAATCCTACTTTTTTTTAGGTGCCACCAGCTCTTGAACCATCTCATTGATGTAATTCATGTTATCCGGTATCGACTCAATGAATTGCATTTCTGTCAAACACTTATCTGCATGTTCAAGATTGGCACATAAATATGCTGTATAAAGAATGGTAATATTATCAAAGAGATCTTTGGGTCCATTCATTATGATCTTATTGAACTTCTCATACATTCCTTTATTTTCATTCTTCAGCTTTAATAAAAGAATAAATGCAAGTGATAACGTAACCTTGCTTTCGTCCGTTAATTCAAATTCAATCACTGTATTTTTAAATTTCTGCATTTCTTACCTCCAAAAAAATGGATGCCTTGGCACCCACTATTCTTTTTCATTTATTTTTTCTATCTCTTTTACTTCCTCAACAAAATTCCCTGCCTTTTGAATTTCGGTAACTCTTTTCTTTGTTAACTCCATCAATTCATTTTCTTTATGTAGTTTTCTTGTTTCCTTATCAATAAACCGATTGATTACTTTTACTTTCATATCATCACCTATACGCTTTGTACTCTTACTAATTCAGGAGTAAAGGCTGTCATCCAAGTTGTTTTCACCGTTTCATCCGTTAATTGAGATACAATTGCTTCATACATTCCATTCCCATGTTCATCCGGCATAAAGCTGATTGTCATTTCAACTTCTGAAACTTCTTCCGAACCATTTTCTATCTTAATGGAAGGTGCTTCTTTTACAACACAATTGGGATATGCCTTTAATTTCTGATTCCCATCTTCATCTTCTACCAACATGACCGTAGAAAATACTTTGTGCACAGAATTTTGTCCGTAAGCCATGACACCGGCTTTTAAATCTGCCAATGCCATACCAAGAGAAGTGGTTCTGACATCATACGGATAGTGCGCACTGATTTTAAGTTCTCCTGTTCCGGTTCCTTTTGTTCTTGTTTTCACCTCAATCCCCCGACACTTTTTTGATACTGTTTTGGAATTAAGACTCTCTTCACATGATCCAACACAATCCGTGGATTCATATGCAGTTTCACCTAGGAATTTCATTCCCATCGTTACTAATTCAAAATCTGAAAATATCATTAAATTACCTCCTCGGCCTTTCTTACTAATCTTGTTATCATTTCATCTCTTAATTCATTTGCAACTGCGTCCACTCCACGCTGCATGAACTGTTGGTTTCCTCGATGTCTTTTCGTGTTCGAACCATCATCCGGAAAATAAAGATAGTTGTAATCCGTTTTTGTCCGGACTACAACGGATAAATTGTAAGTTTCTTTGATAAATGGCTGTGTACTACTTGCCGGAGCTGTTTTTCTTGTTTTCCAGCTTCTGTTCGATTGTGGAAGTCTTGATTCGATGGAACGCATCATTTTTACAGCCGCTTCATTATGAAGATAATCGTTGATCACTCGTTCTGCCCCATCTCCATATTCAATAATCTGCTTTTTTAACAATTCCACATCCTGATCGTTCAATTCAAATGTAGTCCGAATCATTTTAAACACTTCCTTTTTCTGATTTACAGAACGTAATCTCGATGGACTCTACGATTGTATTCGTGTTATTTTTCACACCATAGTGATAAGAAAACTCCTTATCTGCAAGTCTCAGCCCCTTAATTTCCAACAATTTATTGATGATCTCTTTTTCATAATCTTCAGGGATATAGTTCTCTCTTACAAGCACGACTTTGTAATATCGATGATAGTCACATCTTGAAGTGCCTCCCTTACTAAGACTATCTCTTGCCACAACCGTATAATTCCAAATATGGTCTAACGCTTTTAACTCCTCTTCCATGGCAAGTCCATAAAATACATGTTCGCCTATTTCCTCTAACTTTTTTGTTATTTCATTCAGCAATCGGCTGCACCCCCTCCAAATAAAAATAAAGTTCATTCCTAGCCTTGTCATGGTCGATATAGAAAATATCATACAAATAATCGGAAATAATTACTTTGTTACTGTTTGAGATACCATTTACAAACGGGGTCACGATTTTTAAGGATAATGTACTGGACATCTGTTCTGCAAAAATAACATCTGACTGCCTCTTTGATTTTTCATCAAACGCAAGCTTAACAATCAACTCCATGTCAGCTTTTTTCTTTACATTGGTCTTCGCTCTAAAATCTGTTTTCATCATTACTTCTTTATAAATGTGAGCAATTCCGTCTTTATAACTATTCTGGTTTTGCATATTGAGCCACCTCGTTCTTGATCCTTATCTGCATCATTTCTCCGGAATAATTCCTGTCAAATTCATCAATACGATCCCACCACTCATACATGCAGTAATTAAAAAACAGATTTCGTTCTTGACTGCATTTCGTATAATCAAAAGCAGCAACCCCCAGCTTGTGATTCAGCGTAGGAATTGCTGCTTCTACAATATCCCTTATTCTGGAATTCGTTTCATCCTCATTCCAAGTGATTTTTAGTTTCGCTTTTACCAGCTCAACTAACTGTTTCATTTTCACCTCATCCATTCCCTTCTCCTTTCTCAATAATAACTAGTATTCACCATGCTTATACGACCGGTGTTTCATAGTTTTTGACTGTGATATAAGCAGGATCTAGTTTTGCAATATTTAATAAGAGTGCAGCTGTATTATCATACGCTTTCCCCTTGCCATACATTTTAATTTTGAATACTCTCTTATCTTCAAGGAATTTGAAATCATCTGAGTATTCGATCACGCCTTCCTTACTTCCACCAATACCCATAAAATACTCTTCCGGTAAGCAAACAATGGCTTCACCGGTCGCTAACTCATTTGAAATGACCACTTCTGTTGGAAACGGAAAAAGATTATTCACATACGCACCTGCTCCATTTAATACGGTGGTCGCCGGCATGATCTTGGTTAAGTAATCCACTTGATTACAGATCATTAATACCTTTTCAAATTTACGGATCTTCCCTTTTTCTGTTTTTACTAACCCAGCTAATAGAGCACCATATTCCTTTGGTTCAAAAGAAGTGACTGCGACAGGAGCTTTTCTTGGGTATACACCATCTGTAACAGATACTCCTTCATGGATATCCCTGCTCAATCCGATCGGGCAGGATTTTCCGGTACCATCTACAATTGCCTTTTCTAATCCACAAAGCAATGCTTCCTTTAAGAACGTCCTGATATATCCGTCAAGAAATGTCGGTCCTAGATCAAGCATATCTTTTTCGATCACCGTAAAGGCGGTCAACTTACATTGATTGATTTCAATGGTCTTAAAACCGGATGTAATTTCTTGTGTAATGGTACTGTTTAATTCTCCCCATACCGCACTCTGTTTTGAGTGGTCATTCAAAATCCATCGGGTAAGATATTTTACATTTTGGAAATTAATCTTTGATAGTAATGGATGCTCTTCGATTAAATCTTTATAGACATCTTCTATAATGGTACTTGGCATGATCTCATTGCTTAAAAGATTTGTCATTGCCTGTTGTGGATTTGCCTCTTTTCCGGCTTGAATCAACTTTTCATAATATCCATGTTCTTCTTTCGTTAACTGGCGGTATCCTCTTTGTGCCAAAATGGTATGATTTCCACTGGCCTCTTCATAATCCTGTCTCACAGAAGCAACGATTGATTCATGGAACTGCTCCCATGCTTGCTTAATTTCATCCTCGGTTCCACCGCTTAATGCTTTTTGTAACGCTGCTACAGAATCCTGTTGCTGTCTTTTTGTAATTGATAACATATTGTTTCCTCCTATTATTTCAAAATTGCATGAAAAAAAGAGTTAAGCCTTTGCTTACTCTCCGTCACTTTGTCGTCTTCCTCTTTTTCTTTATCATCCTCTTCTTCCTGCTTGTCACCTGGTTCTTCTTCCGGCTTTTTTGGTTCCTCCGGCTCATCATCCGTTGCAGCATCCTCTTTTTCCAATGCTGCCTTAACAAAATTCAGTACACTCCTTTTTGCGCTTTGACTGACTTTATCACTTTTGGTCTCACCGACCACAGACGTTACAAATCCTTTTTCCAGTGCATCGTTTGCTGACAACCAGCTTTCATGATCAAGAAGATTTTTTAACTCTTCCTCACTGATCGTTACCGATTCCATATAAGCATGAATGGATGCCTGCGTAATCACCTCCAGATCCTCTGCTGCTTTCCTTAAATCGTTCGCATTTCCTGCTGTGTAAGTCCAAGCATTATGAATCATAAGCAAGGATGCATTTGACATGACCCTTTCATCACCTGCCATAAATATGACCGATGCAATGGAACACGCAAATCCATCACAAACCGTTTTGATTTTTGCTTTATGTCTTTTGAGCGAATTATAGATTGCTAATCCCTCAGAAACCTCTCCCCCATAAGAATTGATATAGACCTCAATGGTATTCACGTCTAACCCTTCAATTTCTTTGGATAAGTTAAAGCTTGAAACATCACTTTCCGACCAAGGAAAAGAAGTAATATCACCGTAAATTTGAATACTTGCTGCCTTAGTCCCTTCATCAACTGCCATAGAATAATACTTATTCATTCCCCATCTCACCTCCTTCCACCATTTGTTTTAATAACTGCTCGATCTTTTCATAGTTCTTCGTCATAAAATGCTGCCTGCTAAAAGGTGTGTTCAATGCCTCATAACCTAATTCCTCTCTTAATTCGTCAATGCACATAGAACCGCAGGCAATCAACTTATCGATGCTCTGCGCTATTTCGAAAATATCCCTATGATTGATCTTACCGGTATCCATTTTATAAAAACTTCCTTTCACCCAGTTTTCAAAACCAGCACGCTTATTCAAAACCTCCGCTATCATATCCGCTAACGGATCCACCGCAAAGGTCAAAAATACTTTTGTTATCTCATTCATGTTCGTAATATTTCCGCTCATAAGAGTCTGCGGAATCTTAAGGGCTTGTCCTACAATTTCGAACATATCTTTTCTTAATTTAATGAGATCATCTGCATTTTTTGGATTTGACTCTTTAAAAGAGGTAAGCTCATAGCCTTCAAATTCCGGATAAATCGAATACTCATTTTCCATAAAGGTGGCTAATTGCTTTTTTATCGTTTCTTCAAACTCCTTATTGAACTCTTTATCACCGGCTTTTGCACCTTCGATATGTAACTTGAATTTACTGCCATTGCTTTGTTTATAAGATTTCGCTGCAGCGGATATCAATTTATTGTATTCGTTTGACATCCCATTTAACAAACCACCTATTTCCGTGTTATCTAACCGGAACAAATAAACATCATTGGCACCCCATGTCTTGGTAAATGTAAAATTCCCCACCGAAATATTTTGATAACTATTTCCGATGATCGGTCTTTCTTCTTTCACACAATAAGAATCTGCGCAATATAAATTTCCATTTGTTTCTATAACAAGTGCCTCACCTCCTCTAATTACTTTTTCAATTACCTTATGCCAGAATTGACTGCTGCTCTCATTTGGATTTGGAGAAACATTTAAGCAATAATAATCTCTATCCTTTACCGGTGCATGATCCACATAGGTCTTAATCTCGCATTTTGCTATCGCGTTCGCTAAAAGAGAAATACCAGTATAGAGTGCAAGCTCTTTATAATATAATTCAGCCGGTATATCTACAATAATAGAACAAGATCCATGGATTTCCTTCATCGGGAACCACTTCTCTAAAAACGTCATAAATCCCAATCTTTCCACCTCCTTAGAATACCAGGGTCGGTATGTTCGACACTTTTGGTTTTGGCTTTATCTCATTGTCAGCAAGTGTCATCGCGGCAGCGAATGCCATAAATCCATCTGTTTTCCGATAATTTGCTTCTATCTTTCCATACTCATAATTCACTCCATTTTGAACGAGCTTTGTATTATTGGTATACCATCTCATGATAGGAAGATCGCCCCATATGATGTTATGGTTGATAAAAGCAGAATTAATGACCGGCTGCACTTTCATCAGATCGCTCGGCCTGATTCTTATTACATTTTTTCTTTCAAAAGCATCAAAGCCAATTTCCTTTAATGCGGAATTTAATAAGGTATACCGGAAGTTATCAATTGCAATTTTCTTGATATTATATTTAGAACCCATTTCATAAAACCATTCCGCAATCAAGACCGGATTAATGTCCACATCATCCACAAATATCAGATCACCTTTCTTTTCCCAGTCATGTAAAGGTGCTTTGATTCCTGGTAGATCTCTTGATTTTTTACACACAAAGGTTTGTTGAATCGCATAATATTTTCCTTCTACTTTAAACACTAATACGCATCCTACAAAATCATTGGTCTTGGCATAATCAATTCCTCCTACACAATCAAACCCTCTTAAATCAATTACTTCTTTATTCGTCTTTAAAATATCTTCCCATAAGGCAACCTCTAAGTCTTTGTTCCCGATCGGAAAGTTGCACCGCTTTGCCATGAACTCAGGATAATAATTTTGTTTAAATGGCATATCCGTAATTTCTTTTTTTATCATTCTCTTAAGACTGGGAAAATCGTTTAAACTTGGAATGGCTTTTACTAATTTTTCAATATCGTCCCATTCTTCCTGCTTTTCAATCCTGCACCAAAAGACCAAAGTTTGATTGTCCGGATTATATTTACTAAGAATCTCTTTATTTTGTTCTTTCTCTACATCAAGGACACCACCCCTTACATGACCATCTGTTGTAATCGTTATGATTCTTCCATGTATTACCTTTCCAAGACCAGATGCTAACGTATTCATATTGGTATCATCTACATATTCATGTTTCTCATCTAGGATAATGCAGCCGCTTCTTTTGGAATCTTTTCCCCTTTTGGAGGAGGTATTAAATTTCAAGGTCGACTTTGTGACTTTTCCTACAATCTCGACTTTGGTCGCATAATAATGAGATTTCAAAACTTTTATATATTCCTTGTTTTGATTATCTGTGATCACATTGTAGACATCTGTAAAGCTTCGCTTTGCCTGCTCTTCTGAATTGGCCAGCAGATCGATATCATAATTTCGAATTCCATAATAGGGGGATAAAAAATAGAAGCATAAGAAAGAAACAAATCCATTCTTACCACTTCCACGCCCTACCAAGATTCGAATATCATTAAAATAAATATCATCGGTATCTTGAAACTTGACTCCAACAATTAAAGCAAATAAAAAAACTTCCCATTCAATCAACTGATATGGAAAGTACTTTTGTAAGGAAAGACCCTCTTCAATTTTCTGTTCATCGATATAAACATCATCCCGTTCTATAGCCGGAATGACATTGTTAAGAATCATCTGCTCTTGTTCTTTACAATGCTCCACTTCATGTTCAAGAATCCTCTGCATATAAGGATCAATATACTTACTATAATGCTTCAATGGTACCAGCTCCCTGCTCTTCTGGTTTTAATCCAAGAAAAAGCAAAATACTTCTCATTTCTTTTGTGATCTGCCTCTTTTCTTTCAATAATTCAATCTCTAAATCCTTTTCTAATTTGGCATTTATCCGGGCTAAATTGTCATAAAACTTCATGTATTCGTCTACCTGGTCTCTTAGATATTTTTCATCTGTATGGTTTAGCTTTAAAGCCTTTAAAATTGTAGCTTCCGTCTCTTTTCGTAATTCCATTTCTTTGGTCGGTCTTGCCATATTTCCCCTCCTTTTTTCAAGGATTTTTCAGAAATTCATTTTTCTTTGGATGCAAGCCCCCTCCCCGTTGCTTGGTTCCCCAATCAAAATAGGGGTTATGGGGGGACGGGGGTACTATTTACATGATGAAATAATTTTTCACTATAAGCACCTTCTATCTCTTTAAATATCAAATATTGATTGCAGCAATCTCTCTTGATCTCTTTTATGGTAAATACTTTATCTTTAAATAATAGGTCATACCGGAATATCTTCGCGATCCGATACGCATGCCCTGTGAACACTACTTTGTCAGAAAGATTCATTACCACTTCTCCTCATTCCATTGCTCTTTCTTTTTATATTGAAATCTTCCATGTGCTTTATCATGACAGTCATGACATAAAGGAAGCAAATTTTCATAGGTCTTGCCTTTGTATGTATAGTATCGACTGAGCGCAAGATATGGATGTTTCTTTACGAACTGAACATGATGTACGGTCACTGCTTTCTTAATGATCCCCTGCTGCTTGCACCAAACACATTCATTGTGATGCTCCTTTAACACTTCATTCTTTAAACTCATCCACTCTTTACTCTTATAAAATTGATACAGCTTATCGATCTTGATTAATTCAATAATCTCTTGTGTTGTCATTTCGTTATCCTTTATTTTATGGTTCTACATCAAGTTTCTTCTTTCCTCGGTATCGTCAATTTACACCTTGACGTAATCGATAATCCCAAATCATTTGCCGCACTCCTGCATTGTTTATATGCTTTGTCTTGAATTGTGGATAGTTTTGCGATCAAACTAATATCTTCACCTTTTGATGCTCTCGCAAGTTTTTGCGTATACGTTAAATAGACCTGCTTGGATAATAAATAACGAGCAAGTCCATCCACATCTAAATCCGTAAATAGTTCAATCTCAGACAAGCGTTTGGCTGTTTCATGAAATTCCTGTTTTAAACTTTCCGGTAAATAATCCGGAACAACAATTTCCTTTGATTCAATCTTTAATTCTTTTTGTTTTCGTTTCTCAATTTCAGCCTTAGTAAGGTGTTTTTTCCCTTTTGCTTGTAATAACTCAACCGGCTGTCTTTGTCCTGCCATCTACACCACCACTACTTTTTGCGCTTTTTCTCCGGAAAAAGATTCCCACCTGTTAATTATGACATCCACATATTTAGGATCCAATTCACAACAATAGGCATTCCTTCCATTTTGTTCACATGCCATTATTGTGGTGCCGCTGCCGGCAAACGAATCCAGTACGATCTCTCCCGGCTTTGTATTATTTTTTATCTGATAATCGAACAAAAGGATAGGCTTCATGGTTGGATGCTCTACATTTCGGTTCGGTCTATCAAAATTTAATATAGTCGTCTGCGAACGATCATTCTCCCATACATGAGGTGCGCCCGGTTTCCACCCGTACAAACAAGGCTCATGCTTCCATTGATAGTCTTGTCTGCCTAATACCATAGCGTTTTTATTCCAGATCAGGCATTGTCGCACCTTCCAATCCATTTCTAAACATGCACCTCTAAAGTTATAACCTTCGGAATCTGCATGCCATATATAAAAAGCTGCTCCCGGTCTCATCACTTTATCTGCTGCCCAAAAAGAATCCACTAAAAACTTGCGGAAGGAATCACTCTCCATACAATCATTTAGTATCTTCATTGCATCCTTTGTCTTTCCCTCATAAGCTACGTTGTAAGGTGGATCTGTTATAAATAAATCCGCCTGATTATCCCCTAACAGTCTCTTGATTACTTCTTGATTGGTACTGTCACCGCATAGCAACCTGTGCCTTCCTAATTGATAAAGATCTCCCTCTTTAGATTTAGGTTTTTCCGGGAGTTCGATTTCATAATCATCTTCTTTTACTTCCTCCTCTTCGCCAAAAATAAAGTCATCCAATTCTTCCATCTGAAAACCAGTAAGATTTAAATCAAAGTTTAACTCTTTTAATTCTTCAATTTCTAACTTTAACAGTTCCATATCCCATCCGGCATCTAATGCCAACCGGTTATCCGCTAATAGGTAAGCTTTCTTTTGTGCTTCCGTTAGGTCTTCTACAAATAAACAAGGGACTTCCTTTCGTCCCTCTTCTTTTGCGGCCTCTATTCGTGCATGGCCAGCTATGATATTAAATTTTTCATCAATCAATATAGGATTAAGAAAACCAAACTCTCTAATACTTGCCTGCAGTTTTTTTATCTGTTCTGCATTATGCGTTCTTGCGTTTCTCGCATATGGTATTAATTTGTTTATGTTTACATTTTCATATTTTCTCAAATCAGTTTTTCTCCTTAGTATTTTAAATATCATTCGTGGTTTAATGTGCTTAAATACAAATATCATTTACTGATTCCAACTCTTTTTAACTAACTTTTCTATATCTATTCTTATTGCGTCCATTTTTCCACCTCCTTATTTTTTAAATTTTATGATATAATGAATATATAATTTTTTATGGGACTAACTATATGAAGTCAAGTAATAATTGACTATATTTTAATAGTATTCTGTCAGATAAAAAAGCGTACAACAAATAAGGCAACTATCGTTGTCTTCATAAAAATGGATATGGAGACAATTACATTTGAGGAACAAATTTAGTATTATGTTCATCCTATAACGATGTATTGTTAGTGACTTTAGCTCTTGTATTTGATATGATGAAGGTGAATAGGATTTTGATTCATCAGAAAAGAGCATAGTTGCAATGACTTTGACATCGCACTTATCTGTTTTTGTTTTTCTAAGGGTTCCAGCCTTACGAAAAGCATTGGTTACTAAAGGATTAAGAACAATAATATTAAATCCTTTCGAATACAGAAAGTTTGTAGTGTTTGTGCTGTATTGACCTGTTGATTCAAGTCCTATTTTTACGTTAGAGAAATCAGCTTCACTAAGTGCTGAGACAATGGTGTTGTAAAGTATATCGAAACCATCTTTTGAATTGGGAATTCTAAGAGAGTCAGTATAGATAACACCGTCTGAATCAATAATACAGCAATCATGTTTAGATTTGTCTACATCGATGCCAACAAATAATATAAAGAATCACTCCTTTGTATAATATTTACGCTGTGGTTCCGCAAACTCTATGTTGAATGTATCCTTGCTATATATAAAACGTCGTGCGTTATCTAACTAATTAACAAATGAACATATAGCTGTGGTTAGAACCTCAAAAGGAAACAGTCAGCTTATAGGGAAGCTGCTGTAGGTGATTGTACTAATCCACAGCGTCTACATTAGATTATATAGAAAAAAAATCAGAAAGGAAAATATGTAGTGAATTTCCCTATGAGTTCATTATATAAGGTGATTAAATGAAAAATATATATAATATACTTGCCAATATTCTTTGGATTATTGGATTACTATTGTTGATACCATCTCTTTTAGGAATAATAACTTCAACACCTTCTATATTAGATAAAATAATATTTGACTTTCCAACTAAAACGAACTCTGTTGATATATTTTTTAATAGGGTAATTGTCATCAATTTTCTAGCTTATATTTTTTTAATTTTTGTATGTATTTTAAAATGCATGTATCATAAAATGCAACTACCATCATTAAAAAAGGGTAAAGTTTCAATAAAATACATAATGCTATTTATATTTAAGTCACTTATGATCGTTATTACCATAATCATTTTGTTGATTTCATTTTTAGCAACCTTGATAGCTTCAATAAGCCTTTAATTAAAGGTGGCTAAGTTATTTAACTCAGCCACCTTCTTGTACTAGCAAATTGGATTTTCTAAAAATGATGCATAAACCAGCGCAAGTGTTTCAGCCTCACTTTTCGTTGGCAAGTTATCTGCACCTGAAGCACTTAATAACTTCTTTTTCCCATAATCAAAATTTTCGAATACCCAAATATCTATCCCATCTGCTAATTTTTTAAATGCATTCTTGACATTTTCTTTTGATAGATTAAATCTTTCCTTATAAAACATTTTAATTCTATTATTTTTGCTGATTTGATAAAGTTCAGTAATCGTTTCCGAGAAACTGTTCTCAGAATTTTTATTTTGCATATGCGCTACCAACAAATATGCATCTGCATCTGCTAATATATCATCATACCCAAAACCTTTACCATCTGTAGCATTTCCCAGATATTTTCTAAGCCATTTTTCTAAATCCTCATTGTTACCTTCTTTTGAGTAAGCTCCCCAGATTTGTAACAAGTCTAATGGCCAGCCACCTAAATCACCTAAACTATAACCGCCCTTATCGTCTGAAATTCCCCAATGAATATAACCCAAAGCTGTAGCAGACATATGAGCAATGTCCAAATTATTAATTTGACCTTTTATATTAGATTGCTTATCACAAGTAGTTTGACACAGTGCTCTAGCTGTAGTTTCGTCACTGATTAGACCGACTTCTGGCGTATATTTAGTCCATAATCCGTTGTAGTTTTCACTCCAGTATTCAGGTTTTCTCAAATATTCAAGTATTGCTCTTCCAACAACATACTTATATCCTATATATGGATTTAAAATGCCTTCAAAATTTTTCAAACATTCTTTTTCTGTTTTCTTTACCCAATTTAAAAAAAGAGTCTCCTCATCTTGGTATTCACTTTTTTCTGTAACTGTACTACAAGCTGAAATTCTACCACTATATGCAACCTTGTCTAAATCCCAATTACCACCATATCCAGAAATTTCATGAAATTGATCATAGTTCCAATTTGTAGGAATCGGGAAACCTAAATTTCCGCTAAAACCTGTTGACATATCAGAAACAAAACTGGAAACTGCATAACCAACATTAGATACCCTTGTGCATACATTTCTAGATGCATAGATTCCAACAGAATATCTGGAATCAATTGCTTCATTAATACCTTTAAAATATGGAATAATATTGCTATCAATCTGGTAGTCATAGATATCCATATCCACAGCAAAATAAATTATTGTTGACGGAACTCCTTTTCCTAATGCCGCTTTACAAGCTTTCTTACCATGTTCTAATCCCTTAGAATATGTGAACTCGCTTAATTCTCTTCCGTTTTCTTGGAAAATAGGAAAATATTTCAATCCACCGGTTACAATGCGTTCCAATTCCCCATCTCTAATTTCTTTAAAGGAACCACCGGTTAAGTATCTGCCTACAATTTCAAAACCATCTGCCTTCAATTTATTTAATAAAGATATAGTAATTTCAAATCTTGTATCGCAAGCTTTCGCATCTCTATCAGGATTACCTTTACTTGTCAATAAAGCCATCCATGTATTAGTATCAAGCTCCTTTGTAACTGGTATCTTATATTCATTTTGAAATTTAGACAGCTGAGTTTCAAATCCATCATCCCAAGTATTACTCTGCACACATGAGTATTTAATGCAGTTTAGCACCGCTTTCGCAAGCCATACCCATGTTCCATACGAATTTGCATTTCCACTTGTAACTTTCTTTAATTTACTTCTTGTACCATTACCAAAATTCCCTGTTGCTTCATTTGGCGAATATCCTTCTAATGACTGCAATATTTGGATCAATGCTTTATTCATTTCTCTTCCATATAAACCATCACAAGGTATAATACCTGTATAATTTTTATAGTTCTGATTGATTGTTTTTTGAATATTGCGCACTACTTCTGTTCCACCATATGCCTTTAACAAAACAAACTGTTGCATAGATAGCAAAGCTTTCATTACATCTAATGTAACTGTGGAATCTCCCCCAATTCCCATATCAGACTTTAACTCTTTAATAGCTCTACCTGTTTCACTGTAAAAATTTTGTGTTATATGGTTTCCTGTAGAATAACCCTTACACCAAAGTGATCCTTGGATAATTGAATATACATTACTTGTTGATTTATCGCTATTATTTTGTTGCTTAATTCCATTGGGATACTTTTCATTAAATTTTGCTTTTGTTCCATTTCCAAAACTTGCTGCTGTCTGCTGAATTCCCAATTCTATCTGCAATGCGATAATTAAACCGTTAATTGTATTCCATCCAGTATGTCCACTTTCTGTCACTTTCTCAAATCTTGGGTCCCTTCCATAAGTTAAATTCAGCCATTTTTGAGTTTCCAAAACCATTTGATCCATTACAATTTCCTCCTATATATTATTAAAGTATTGCAAAGAATATAAAGCAATTTTTACCTAGGATTCTCATTGCACAACAAAAGCCCTGAAGGAAATCCCTCAAGGCTTCGATGTATTTATATTTTTTGCTGATTATATCATAGCACAATTTAGGCTTGTTCTCACTATCCCATTTTGTACCAAAGTGTACCATTTTGTCCTTTTTTTAGATTTGAATCATATCTTCTGGTAAAACAATACTTTCAATCGCATGATCATGCCACCTATGAATCGTTGTTCTCCCAGCATGTAGTTCTCTTGCAATCATCTCCCAGGTATAGTTTTTCTTGTACCTATACATTAAAACCATCTGTTCATCTATACTTTCCACACCAGATATGACTTCTCTTATCTGTTCCTTTAATTCAAGGAGCATTGTGATCTCTTCGTTTATCTTTTGCTCTAAGTCCATTATCTTATTTATGCATTTCACAAAATGTACTTCATTACTTCGTGTTGTCTGAACTCTATCAATATCAAATATTGGAGATGATATACCATAGGCGATTTGCCTTAAGTTTTCTACCTCCTCAAGGTTTGCCTTTATTCTTTTATCAAGCCAGTAGCTTTGATTTAAATATTCTCTAACATTCATTTGCTGAATCCAATTCTTTTTTTACTAGCTTTTCTATATCTGTTCTTACTGCGTTATATATAATTCCTTCGTACAGCGCCCTAATTTTTATTTCTCTCATTTTTACTCACTCCTTAAAATTCTATATTAATTTTGAATTTATTATTTGTATCAGTGTATCAACTCTTATGTAATATCCAACTGCTCCATAATCGTACTGCCACATTTTTTACATTTAATAATCATAATTTACTCCTTTAAGTAAAAAGGCTTTTCCTTAAACTTCCCATATGCCTTTTCATTGCGGTGTTTACACATTTCATCTGCGGTCAATACCTTAGCCACATCTTTATTTAATCTCTTAATTTTCCTATCAGTTTTATGTATCATTTTATCTCCCTTTCCAACTTCAATTCATAAAGACTTCTGTTTTTATCATCTATGTATGCCGTTGCAAATATTTTTCGGCTATCTCCTCCGAACGTTTCCAATACTTCCGGCAAGTTTTCATTCACTGCATCAAACGTCAATCCCCATCTCTCACACCACTCAACTGCTGCCTTTAGAAGTTCCTTTACCCTGCAAGTCCACAATATGACTGCTGCCCCTTTCTTCTTCTCCTCTTTCAAAAATTCTATTAATTCCTCGTTTGGCTCTCCAAGCTCTGGCCAACTACTAAAACATAAGGTTCCGTCAAAATCTACTGCATATATGTTTCTGTTCATGTTTTTCTCCTCCTAATTCCTCCTAATTGAATGGTAATTCTTCCTCTATTCCATCCGGTATACTCATAAAACCATCGCTGTCCACTTCATTGGATCCAAGACTTTTTGTCTCAGAAGCATTTGCAGGACTTTTACTCTCAGCAAATTCATGCTCTTCTACCACAATATCTGTTGTATATACCTTTTGTCCGTCTTTGTTGGTATAGCTTCCTGTCTGTATTCTTCCTGTTATAGCAATCTTTGTTCCTTTCCGGAGATACGTTTCCGCAAATTCCCCATTTCTCCCGAATGCGACACAATTGATAAAATCTGCAGTTGCTTCACCTTCTCTTTTAAATCTTCTATCAACTGCCAATACATATCTTGCAATTGCCATTGCATTGTCTCCCTGTGAATATCTGACATCAGGATCTCTTGTTAACCGTCCCATTAAAATAACTTTATTCATATTCGTTTCTCCCTATATGTTTTCTATTGTTTCAAGGTCAATTCTTGAAATGACATCCATGAATTTTGTTTCATAATTTTCTTCATTTGGTCTTCTTGTACAAACTGCCAGAGCGCATATTTGGTTCTTCCAGTACATTATTGTTCCATTTTCGTTGACTGCCATTGGTCCAAATGGTTCCGTCTCCTCCTCACGGTTCATTGCAGACAGATCAATCAGGCTCATGAAGATTTCATTAATAAGAACACAATTCCCTTTTTTCATATTCTGTAAGACTCTACATGCAATCTCTTTCTGTTTAACGATTACATTTGTGATTCCAAATTCTGTGTCTGCTAATTTCCAATGACTTTCTAAATTCCAGTTATGATTAAATGGTATTTCATACTGATTTCCTGTTCCTTTGATCGCTTTGAATACCTCTCCTGCTGCCGGAAGTTCTCCTACTATCTCAATTAAAGCAGCCTTGTCTTTGTTTGGGATTTTGTTCTCTTTTATCCTTATGACCCAAAATCCTCCCTCTAAGAATATTTCATCCTGATCACGTCCAACGGTTAATCCTGCTCCCTTCCACGCTTGATTTACTAATCTTTTAAATACTGTTGAATTAAAAAACATCCCTTCTCCTCCTTAAAAATCCCATTTCCTATACTTTAATTTACGTTCATCCCAATCCGGATAAACTGATTGCAGGTATTCTTTCATCATTTGCAGCATCTCTGCCCGAAGTCCTTTATTCCCATTGTCTAGGAGGCCGTGATGGTATCGGCACCCCAAGACTCCGTTCTCTTCCATTCCTAGCCCCATGCTTGATTTTGGTATGTAATGCATAATATCTTTTATGTCATACAGCATCTGACTTGTATTGTTCATGTGATATCTTGCTTTGCAAAACAAACAAGTTCCATCATCTCTGAAATAGATTCTTTCCTGTGTCGGTCTGTCAAATTGTAGAAGCTTTGTATAGTTAGGCATCGACTTCCTCCTGAAGCCATTCCCTTATTTCTTCCTTGTCTATGACAAGAACTTCTGATAAAAACGGGATCCAGTCTTCCAACTCTACCGACTTCAGATACGCAAAACGAGTCTGACTTTTTGGAATTATATGAATTCCTTCTTCCGTATGGATGTCCTGCTGCCTTTGGCTTTCCTCTAGCTCCTGAGATTCTTCAGATTCATTTCCTGCATCCGTTTCTTTGGGTACCTCCAGCTGCTCTGTCTCATGAAATCCTTTCTTTTGTGCTACGTCGCAAACCGGTTCATTCATGTAATTTTCTAAAGCGTTGGATACTTCCAAATCTTCCTCAAACTCTTCTTCGATTTCTTCCTTCTCCTCTGTTTCTTCTTCGACTTCCTCTATGTTTTCCTCAATGGATGGGATATCATCTTTTTTCTCTTCGACCGCTCCTACCGGCTCTTGTTCTAACTTTTCCTCATATACTTCATAATAAGATCTTTCTGCATCCTCACCTTGAAACATTTCTTCAAAACAATCAATTAATTCCCGGTATGTATGTTCTTCCTTATCTTCTCCTCTTGGCATAATAGAAAATCTACTTTCGTTGAACATTACATTCGCTTCTGCCATACGGTAAAATCTGAATTTACTTGGTGCAATTAAGATTCTTACTTGTTGCTCCACCGTTTCCGTTCCAAAAATGACCGGACGTTTTATTGTTTCAAATACATCCTCAAATACTTCTTTTCCTTCCTTTAGAAAGAACTCTTTCAGCATTGCTTTCATCCAGTTCTTTTTTGACAGTTCCATTTGTGATACGTCGCACACTGACATTTGTCCCGGTAACTGCTCTTCCTCTTTTTCTTCCGGGAGCATTTTATTTTTTATCTCCCTGATCTCTTTCACGGTAGCCGTTGTTGGTATTTCTGTAATCAAGTCTTCTGGCATATGAAGCATTTCGATTAACTTTGAACTTCCAAATCCTTCGAATTCTTTTTGAATCTCGATTGAATTTCCACCAACTGAATACTTGTCATTAATGCTCATGAACCTGGATGCCGTTGACCGTTCGATATGAAATGTCTCTTTTGCAAAATCGTAAATATCTATAAAATTCTCCTGCCGGTACCACTTGTTATCTCTTACCTGTTTAAGATAATATCCTATCTTGACAAAGCTTTCTGTAGCTACATCCATTTCATATCTGATATTCTTTTTTGTTTGTAGGTACTGTTCTTTTCCTAATTCCTGCATTAACTTGCCTTCCTTTCCTTTGCCTTATTCTTTTCCAGACGTTCTTTTTTAAATTTTTCTACCAGTCTTTTTACATCATCCAACGGAGCCTTATTATTCAAACCCCGCACTTGAATTATTTCATTCTCTCTAACTTCCATGGTGTAATATGACTTTTTCGGTTCTGCCTTCTTTCGGATGAAGAGTATGGTGGTCTTCCCTTCTACTACTCTTTTTACATAAGTTCCTACACAATGATGTAACTGCTGCCCCTCGTGCCTTATTTCGGTTGCACTCTCCGGCATACGAATCAAAAGATCTTCTGTTTCGATTTCATAGAGTGCTCCCAGCTGTTCCCTCTGCTTTTTGATGATTTGATTGTCGTTGTGTTCTTTTTTCTGTTCTAACTCTTCTTTTCTGAGGTTCGATTCCTCTGTCGCATCATCATGTGCCTGTTTAAAATGTCTTGGGAAAATAACAAACTCATTTCTTAAGTCATACTCTAGCTGAGCTGCCATTTTTAAATAGTCGTGATAATCTCCCACATCAAAGTCCTCATCTTTCATTTGCTCTTTGATATATTTGATCATTTTATATGGTGTGGTATATCTGACATATCTTTGAAAATTATGATGCCTGCTGATTTCTGCAAAGAATCTGATCTGCTCTTGTGTCAACACAGTTCCCATTTCATTTGCCTCCACCGTTACGACATATTCTCTACTTGTCACATCCATCTTACATATTTTGTTTCTTTCATCTTTTGGAAGCCTTAACATCGTTTTTAGATTTTTTGCTTTTAAATCTAAATACTCAATAGTTCTCCTGTCAATCAAAGCTCTTGCCAGTTTATTCAATCCCATTTTGACCAAATATTCTAAACTGGGATGTTCCAAGTACGCTTCCATATAATAACTTGGGAAAAATTCATAGTCCCTATTTTGTCTTATGAATAGCTCCCATGCACTGTACTGCATCCTGCTGCCTTTAAAAATCTGTTTCAAATTCCTGTCATATACAATTGATCTTTTTTCCATCACCTTTTCCTTCCATGAGTTATAATCCTTTTTGCACCACCTTATGATTTGTGTCCCATGGAATTTTGTATATTCGAAGGTCTGCTCTCTTCTAAAATCTTCATCATAAACAGTGCGTATCCCTTCCCAATAAAGTAACTTTGGTCTTTGGTAATCTTCATAATCTTTTTTAATGTCAAAATATCGGACCACATATCCTTCCTTCGTTTTCTGTATGATACTTCCTGCCCCCCAGTCTACAATATGGCCTGCCTTTTTAATTGACTTATAAGTGACCTTACTTTTACAATTGGGACAAATTCCAGTTTGATTGTATTTTGGAGCTTCCACCGGTACGGTCTGCCCACAATGGGTACAAAATCCTTCTGTTACCTTTTTTGCATAATGATAAAGAATATATTTACTTTTTATCATTGCATAGTCATTCAGCCATCTTTCAAAACGTTTCGGAAGTTCCGGCACTTGGTTCATATAGTGATCTATGTAATCTATTTCTTTTTGTCTCCTGGTATTGCATTGGAAAAATCGGATTGATGTATAAGCCGTTTTATATTGATTGTTTATATACGTACAGATCTTTATTTCATCTTTCTCCTCAATCCAGTGTTTTATCGTTGCTCCGTATAGGATGTGTTTCCCATAATCTAAGTGATCTATGGTGGCTGTCCTCCATTTATCGATTGCCGGCTCGTATGTCAGAAAAGATTGCTCCTTTTTTGATAAATAGATCATATACTTTGGACCTCTTCTTCCTTCCAGCATATCTTCTCTTGTATACAAGAATATCTGCATCACTGCCTGTCCATCTAAATTCCTTGATGCGACTCTTATGAACCAATGATAATTGGGTTCCCAAGTATCACTTTGGTCATATCTTTGTATCAAGTACCCTTTGTCTTGTTCTACAACGTTCTTCATCTTATCTGTTGCATTCAGTACTTTAAAGGTCTTTAACTTCTTTTTCTTCATTTTCAGCCACCTACCTTACGTAATATTCTTTTGCCCATTGATAAGTGACCTCATCGGGAATAGGACAGCCCACCATTCCCTGCCTTGGTATGTTATTTTCCTTCATCCACTTACTACATTCTTCCTCAATCTTTTCATAAGTCTTTTTCAAGCAGTCATCAAAACTTTTACCCTTATTTCTTACTTTTCTTGCAAACCCTTCCTCCATGCACTGGCTGACCAAATAGGAAAAATAAACCTCTTTCATGCTTCCCATATTGGTCACCTGTTCTTTTTCTACCGTCAGCTTTCCGACTGCTGCCATGAATGGATCCGTTAGTTCCTCCATGGCTCCAGCGTTATAAGCCTGTGCGATTCCTTCTTCAATGCCATTTTCTTTTGCAAGAATCAATATATTTTTGGTATCTCCTTCTTCTAATAGCCCTGCTGCCGCCCGATTCATTTCTTCTGCTGAATCAAATTCACCAAATACTTCATACATGTTTCCTATCCTCCATTAATCTCTTTATTTCATTGTGCATCCAGACCGAATATTCGTTTCTTCTTTCTTTTATGAACTGAATATCATGCCGGTTCCTGTGCGCTGCCAACTGCTGCCATAGTTCCTTATTCTTCACTTCCTCACCTTTACTGTTCACCCATCCTGTAACCTTCCACTTATCCACATTTCCATGTTCTACGTTGTTGATCATGAACGTGGAATCCGTATGTATCTCAACAAAGCACTCCGCATTCAGTAAATTCAATGCTTTGATACTGGCCAGCAGGGTCGTCCTATGATATGTGGTCTCTTTTTCCTGCTCAAAGATCTCTCGGGTCACTACTTCCCCACTTTTTTTCTTATATTCCACCACAGCTGCATACCATCCCTCTTGGATCCGTGGACCTTTTATTGTTGTCTCTATGAAAATCTTTACCTCATACAACGTTATCCACCTTCCCTTTCCATCCTTCTGTATGTATAATGGCGGTACTTGAATCCTGTCACCGGATTGATTCCCTCAATGATGCTGTTCTTATCTATGTAGTAGCCTTTCTTTTCACGTATCTTTAAGAATTCGCTTGCTTTCATAAGTTTTCGTTCCGGTTCCGGTACGATCAGGTTTCTGCTCCTTGAATACCTTTGCTTCATTCCTTTCGATTCCCGAAATGTCTTGGATGTTTCTTTGATCAAATATTCTGCTAAGTCCTTATAGTCTCCGGTATCATCCAACATAACGAATTTCGGTCTTCCTCTGCTCCAATGTTTCTTTACCAGTTTAGGGGTCGATATCATCCCCTGGGTGATATTTTGAATAATTAAATGATGATGAATTGCTGTATTTAAGTACTCCGTAGCCACGATGTATTTAAACTGCAGGTCCAATTTCTTGTATTCCTTGCGCATTTTGATCAGAAACTTGTTCAGCTCCTTTTTCGCTTCCATTTCTGGAAGACGTTCCTCTTTTTTATAGGTCAGTGTGATATGAAGATCATCTGGGTCAAAATTGGCATTTAATATTCTTCTTAACTTCTTCTCTGCCATCCATTGATTTTGTTTTTCTATCTGCTCTGAGGTAGGCTTTTTCTTTTTCTCTCTTTTTTCTCCCGGTGCTCCATATCTTCCCTTATGTTTTTCTTCTACTTCGATCGTTCTTTTCAATCTGTATGTCAATCTCTCGTACGGCATCTGCTATCTCCTAAAGTTAATATTCTAATCAAGTCTTAAATGGGACAAAAAATCCCCATTTTGTTGACTTTTTGCCCCATAGATGCTATACTTTAATTGGTTTATTAACTATGGTGGCGAAAGTCATCTGCACATTCAATTTGCAGTTGAATGTGCTATTTTTTTCCATATCTTTCTTTTAGCTCTTGCAGTTCTTTTATGGTACCGAGATCCTCGTACTGTCCAAGCTCGTCTACCATGTCTCCGAAATATGTAACATCCCCTCCTCTTTCCATGCCCACAATCCGAAACTCTCCTGCTGTGTGCCCTGGTACTCTATAGCCTCTGCTGCCCGGATTCTTTCGTGTTCTTCTCTCTTGCATCAGTTCCCTCCTAATAATCGTGATCCAACTGCATTTTCTGTTATCTATGCTATACAATTATGAATACACATTCTAAGAATCATGGCGATTATCATAATGATTGATACTGCCTTTTACACGCCTTATCCGCCTTCTGGTTTCTACCGCTTGTCCAATAATTCCTATAAACGAACCAGTTAAGGCAATGATTACTTCTAAATATGTTGCTTCACGCTTGGCTAAGATCAATATGAACGCTGATAGACTTAATGTGGCACCTATGCCTAGTGATATGTTTCCTAGTGTTTTCAATTGATTTCACTCCTCTCGTTTTGTGCTATACCGCTATGATTCCTCAAGATGTTTTAGAAATCTTTTACACACAATTGACTTTTCTAATTCTCACCAATCATGGTAAGGCAATTAAATGACACTTGAATTTGAGATTACGTTGATTGGGGAGAAATGTTTTATTTTTTATATTGCCTTTTGCATATTGACATCTTTCTTTCAAGACTCTACAATATATTGTATAGAGAACGTATTTTCTCACTATATCTATGCATCAGTTTGCCAGAGCTGAAATAACAAAGAAAGGAGAATTACTAATGCAACAAGTTAAAATAACTTTTTCTAATAATGAAACGCTAGTTCTTGAAGAAGGACAACGTATTGCTCCAATTTCTCAACTTATACATAATAGTGAAAATATTACTTCACAACAACCTAGTTATAAAATTGGGTATCATATTTCAGCTGGTTTTATTCCTTCTGTAACAGAATTAATATGTAGTTGCGATTTTTTTCGCTTATTAGAAAACGAAAATAAAATATATAAATCCTCTGCGGTCGTAAGTATTGAGAATTTGTAAAACTATTAATTGTGGTTTGTGATAGACAGGCCACTTTTTTCGTTGTTTAATAAAATTTCCACACTTTTCAAAACATCAGATTCTCCTCCGACTTCATACCTATAATTTCACTGTGCTGTAATTTCTTTTACTCTCCTTTTTTATCAAACTTGTCCATCTTAACCGCTTTAGGCGGTTTTATCTGAACGTATATAACCAATAGCTTTCATTGCCTTATCATTTAATCTAACAGCTATTTCTTCCCTCTCTTTCTCACTAAGGGTATCCATTAAAACTTTTTCACCGCCTATTACTATGTAATTTACAAAGCTAATCAATTCGTTTTTTCTCACCAAATCACCCCCAGTAAAACTTATGCAACACTGATTGTACAAATTGACTATAAACTTTTTCGCATATTATGCGACATATTGACTAAAAAAAATATCATTAACCTCACTAAAAGTTAATTTTAATGCTTTACAAATTAAGTCAGCTTCTTTAATAGTAAATGTTTCTCCGCTATTACTTATTTTTCTATAAAGCGTGCTTTTGTCTATATTAATAATATTTGCAAGTCTTTCCACAGTAAGTCCTTGTTCTACTATCTTACCTTTTAATTTATTAATATTTACCAAATTAAATAACCCCTTTCCATTTTATTCGCACTATATGCGACACTTGAATAATAACTCTGAATTATAATTCTGTCAACATATTTTTGCATAATATGCGATTATTTTTTTGTATTAGGCTTTAAACCGTTGCAACATTGCGACATTTATGTTATTATATTTTTTATGGAGGGAAATAAAATGACTATAGGAGAAAGAATTAAACAAAGAAGAAAAGATTTAGATATGTCTGTAGATCAACTAGCGGATATCTTAGGGAAAAATAGGGCAACTGTGTATAGATATGAAAATGATGAAATTGAAAATTTACCAACTACAATATTGGAACCTTTAGCTAATGCTTTAAGAACAACTCCAGCGTCTTTAATGGGTTGGAATGATGCGGCGCAAGATTCAAAACAATCATATAGCCAAAAATATGATTGCGAAATTAATAAACTTACTAAAAAAGAATTCGATTTATTAATGGAACTAACTTCACATTTTCATATGTTAAACTCAGAAGGTATGGAAGAGTCTGTAAAAAGAATTAAAGAACTAACATATATACCATTATATTGTAAAGAAAAAGAAGGTGAGTAATTAATGAAAATAGCAGCACTATATATTCGTGTTAGTACAGATAAACAGGAAGAGTTGTCACCAGATGCTCAAAGAAGGTTATTATCAGACTTTGCAAAAAAAAATAACTATATTATTGACAATGAATACATCTTTATTGAAAGTGGTATATCGGGTAAGTACGCAGAAAAGCGTCCGGAATTTCAAAAAATGATTGGAATGGCTAAATCAAAAAATCATTTATTTGATGTGATTCTTGTATGGAAATATTCTCGCTTTGCTAGAAATCAAGAAGAAAGCATTGTTTATAAATCTCTGTTAAAGAAAAATGGTATAGAAGTGATAAGTATATCAGAGCCACTTATTGACGGACCTTTTGGCACATTAATCGAAAGAATAATTGAATGGATGGATGAATATTACTCCATACGACTATCTGGTGAAGTAAAACGTGGAATGACAGAAAATGCATTACGTGGCAATATGCAAACCAGACCACCATTTGGCTATATTTTAGAAAATGATAAATTAATTATTGATAAAGAAAACAAAGAATTTGTTAGACTAATTTTTGAACGATATGTTTATAATAGTAAATCATTTTATGGTATCGCTAAAGAATTGAATGCACTTAAAATTACAACAAAAAATGGTAACCCATTTACTTCTAGAGCAATTAAATATATACTAGGAAACCCAATTTATATGGGAAATATTATGTGGGGATTACCTTTAGAACAAAGATCCAAAAGAACTAGAATTGATACTGAAGGTGTAATTATACGTAAAGGATCACATGAACCTATAATATCCGAAGAACTATTTAACTTGGCAAAAGACCGCTTAACTAGAGAATATAAATATAAAGCATTGCCGCCTGAAAGCCAAATACATTGGTTAAGTTCAATGTTACGTTGTTCTTCTTGCGGCCGTACTCTAGTATCTAATGGTGGTAAAACTCCATCCTTTCAATGTAGCGGATACAAAAAGCATCAATGTAATGTATCACATTATGTAAGAGCTGCCCAGATAGAACAAGCTGTCTTAGATAGTTTACTTGATGCTACCAAAAATAAAAATTTTGAATATAGCAATCTAATTATTGAAGATAAGTCATTTGAAATTAAAGTACTTAATGATACATTGAAAAAATGTATTAAAAAAGAGGAGCGAATTAAAGAAGCTTATCGAAATGGTATAGACACATTAGATGAATATAAACAAAACAAATTAATTATTATGAAGGAAAAAGAAGAAATACAAAGTAAAATTGATAATTTAAAAAAGGACTTTTCTGTAACTGATAATGCCGAAATGCATAGAAGGATAGAAAATGTATATAAAATCGTATCATCAGAACTGTCAAGCAGAAATGAAAAGAATAAAGCAATAAAATCAATTATTACTGATATCGTTTTTGATAAACAAAATAAGAGAATTGAGGTTTCTTATTTTTTATCCTAATTTTTATACCCTATTACAATTCGGTGGTCGAAACAAAAACATATCAGTTCCCAAAAGCTCTTTTACTCTCTTATGCGCGACCATTATTTCCCTTTTACATTTTTCTTCACTTATCTGAGACATCTGTTTATGATTTTCACTATGGTTTCCAATATCATGACCTGCCTTAGCAATTGCTTTTACATCTTCGGGATATTCACCTACCCATTCACCGGTCATGAAAAATGTAACCCTTACATTCTTCCTTTTTAAAATGTCTAAAATCTCTTGAGTGTCTTCATTCCCCCAGGGAAATAATAAATTGCGTGAAAAAATTAAAAGTCAATGCTTTAGCTTTTCCTATCTTTCTCTGAGTCGTTTGAGAAATTGTACACTATTTCAATGTTTTTATCTTCATGGACAATTATCTTTTCAATCATATCAATTAGTATCCCTCTATCAATAGCATCCACTTTTTTTGTTTGTAACAATTTTTTTATCCATAAGCTGTATTCTCTTTTTAATCTCTGCTTTTCTAATAGTTTTTGAAGTCTTGACTCCCTTTCCATAGCTTGAAAAATTTGTTTTTCATATCGAAGTTTATTACTAATATATTCGTCTTTAATGAAACGTATCTGATTCTGTTCTTTCACTTCATCAAGAACATCGAAATACTCATCTTTCAACCTTTCAGTTCTTCTTTGATACTTTTTTATATCTTCTTTTGCTAATATTATATCACGTTCTATACTTGAAATATTTTCATTCAATATTGGAAGCCTGGTTACTATAGAATTAATATCTTTTACAGCTTGAATCATTGAATTTAAATCCTTTAAAATAATATACTCTAACACATCTAAACGTATGGTGTGAGATGTACATCCTTTTAAACCTTTTCTTTTCCAATTTCCACAACTATATGTAATGACTCCATTATGATTACATTTTTGTAAGAAACATCCACATGCTCCACACTCTAGCAATCCTGAAAACATTGTAGTTTGAGCTTTTTCTTTCACTTTAAAGTCAAACTCTTTCTGTGTCTTTTTTAATAATAACTGTGTTTTTTCCCAAATATATTTTTCTATGATCGCTTCATGTGTACTTTCTACTCGAATCCAATAATCCTTCTCAACCATTTTGGCCTTTCCTCTAGGTTCTTCCCTTTGCGTTTTCCCTTGGACCATATTTCCAATATACATTTCATTGTTCAGAATATTATGTATTGATGAATAAGTCCAATGTCCAGTATTTTTATGGCTATTTTGATAATGCTCTCCAATACTTTGCTTATATGCTATCGGTGACAGCACTCCTTCGGTATTCAATTGGTTTGCTATTGATTGTTTCCCTTCACCATTTGTATACATATTAAATATTCTTCTTACGATAGATGCCGGATACTCATCGATTTCAAGTTTATGCTTATCTTCTAATGATTTTTTGTAACCATAACACGCATGAGCACCAATAAATTTTCCATCTTCCTGCATATTTTTGAAATTATTAAACACATTTAAAGAAATACTTTCAGAATATTGATTATTATACATTAATTTTGTTTTTATCAGTAAATCTATATCATCTTTTATGCTATCAAAATAATCATTGACAGAGATGAATCTTATCCCTTTAATCTTGAAATCACGTAAGCGTTTCTCAGTTTCTATCGATTCTCTCCCATATCTTGAAAGGTCTTTTACAATAATACAATCTATAACCCCTTTATCAATATCTTTGTCTAATTGCTTAAGACCACTTCTATCAAAGTTCATCCCCGTTTTTCCATCGTCTATATAATAGTTAACTAAATGCAGATCATCCTCATTTTCTACATATTTTGTTAGAAAAGCCCTTTGATTAATAATACTATTAGACTCCTCTTTATACTTGTCTTTATCATCCTTGGAAAGGCGAATATAAATTCCCGTTTTATAAACACTTTTCTTTTCAAATTTTTTGCCCCTTAATAATCTCCCCGTATTATTCAT